TTTCCACTGTGGGGGTTAACTACAGCAGCCAAGGTGATTCTGTCAAGCGATTCCCCTGAACAATTCCCTCGGTAGGGTGAACAATTCCCTCGGTACCCCCTGAACAATTTCCACTGTGGGGGTCTGACAAAACCGACTTTTGTATAGGAAAATATCGAAAGATACCGATTCGCTATACAAAAGTATGTGTCAACCCTCTCTTTCGATACGAATCGGTGTCATTAGTTAGACTCATGCATACTTTCGTCATGTCAATACATACTTTCGTCACGAATCAGTATCTTTAGTCTTGTCAAGCCTATCTTTTGATTATCTTTTGATATGTAAACGTTTTCATACTTGCTTTAGCGTTAAACTGTCTTGCAGCAACGCGAATCGTTTAACGTTAAACTATCTAAAGTATGGCGAGTCTGTATGTTTCCAATATGTCACACAATTACATGCGCGCAGCCCCGGTGTTTTTTGCGAACGCCTAAGCGCCCCCGCCGGGCTTTCCCCGGTTCTGAATTGTATATAGGCCGATTCGCTTGTCTTTGCAAGACCTAATCTGCTTTTCTTGCCCTATACTTATATATTCAAATTTTTTTTGCGAGATAGCTATTTTTCAGCTTGGCGAATCGGAATCGGTATGCGATACAAAATGCAAGGAAAGCGAAACAAGGGACAAAACAGAATGATTAGACAAGCAATCAAAGACTTCTTCGGCCTTGCCGCTATCTTGTCAGTCTGCTATCTTGTTTATATCCTGTAATCGAATCAACCAAACCACGGAGTCAAAACAATGCGCTTTTTCCTGATTTGTGCCGCCAAGCCCCTGAATGACGGAACCAAAGGCTTTCGTTTCAATTTCTTTGGGCAGAAGGGCCTAGTGCGCTTGCGTAAGCGGAAAAGCAACGGATTCAACATCAAAGCCGACGATTGCATGACTCGCGTGAATCTTGGCAAACTGACGGTTTACTTTGAACATAGCCTGACGATTCGTCGCTTGCGTCACTTCGCAGGGTAACAGAAATGGACAATGCGAGAGAAATTGCACAGTCTGCAATCCGCCTTGATAATGATATCAATGGTAATCCGCGATACTATATCCCGGTTTTCATGTTTTGGGATACCTTGGGTAAAGGGGTAAGGCCCATGGGCGCTGTCAAATATCGTGGAAAGAGGTATGGGCCGGGATGGGTTTTCACCTCTTATGCACTTGAAAACGACATACGCGATTGCCTTAAATCCGCGTAAATCAACCCCTATCTGTCCAAACTAGCTAGAAAGGCTAAATCATGCTGAAAACCTACGGACTCGCTGTTGAAAAGCCCCATGGACTCGTTGCGTTGAAACTGCCCCGCATGACTCTTGATCAAGCCGAATCGGCGCGGGAAAAATGTGCCTTGCTTGCCGATATTCGCGGCTTGCATGTCGTCATTGTCAATTTTGCGGCTCAATAGGAGTGACATAAATGCAACACTTCCACTTGACCTATCCGTCGCGCAACGTCAAGACCGGACCGATTCCGGTGACTACATCAACAGCCGACACTTGCCCGGACGCTTGCCCGTTTAAGACAAGCAATCAAGGCGGATGCTATGCTACTTCCGGCCCCTTGGCGATACACTGGAAAGCCGTTACGGAAGGCACTAGGGGCGATACATGGGAAGACCACTTGCAAGCCATTGCACGGCTTCCTAGGGGCATTCTATGGCGCGCTAATCAAGCGGGGGACTTGCCCGGCAATGGCGATACACTGGACACTGTGGCGCTAGGTCAATTAGTGCAAGCTAACAAGGGAAAGCGTGGGTTTACATATACACACAAGCCGCTTGACACGCCCCATGAACGGCTTGCAATCGCTCATGCGAATCGGTCTGGTTTTACTGTCAATCTGTCGGGAAACAATCTGTCACACGCGGATGATCTAGCAGATATGGGTATTGCACCTGTGACGGTTGTTTTGCCCCATGATCAGACAAGTAACACAGTCACGCCCAAGGGTAGGAAAGTGGTTGTCTGCCCTGCGACGATTCGCGATAACGTATCCTGCGCTACGTGTGGACTCTGCGCCATTGTCAAGAGGGATTGCATTGTGGGCTTTCCTTCGCATGGAACGGGGAAGCGCAAGGCAAGTGCTATCGCTAGTCAGCCCTAATTCCCCATACTAAAGGATAGGTCCGATTCGGTTGGTTCTGGATCGGACTATTCTAACAGAGTCAAGGGGATAGCATGATGAAAGGGGGCTTGTGTTGTATTTTTGTCGCATTATGTCGCGCGCGATTGATTCCTATAAGGGCTGGCGATTCGCCTCTCTCGCTCAGAATTTTACATGAATATCAACACTTATCTGATTGATTCGTCATAATTATTTTCCGTGACGGATCATTTTCCTCTTGACATACTAAAGGATGGGACCCCCTACAAAAGTATGGGTGATTCGGTGCCAGGGTGGTAACCAGTTATTAATCCTAAAGAAAAAATTTGACACGCAACTTATTAGTGTGTTATACCGTGACTGATTCTTCATAAAGGTGTGGGTACTTTCTTTAACATTTTTATCATATAGGTGCTACAGCTACAGAAAAAACAAAAAATTTAAAGAAAAGTTTGTAATGGCCCTTGACAAAAGCCAACAATACACCCACTTACTATAAACAATCCTCCGCCACCCTTCCCTATATACATATCTACTACAACAGATACTATACAGGATAAACTACAAGGAACTACCTAACCTGTACTTACTAGAGGGTACATATAGTCTATCTCTATATAGATACTATAATGTACTTACTGTAAGTGATCTTCTACAACAAACTAACTACCATGTAACCATAGTCTATCTCAATAGAGATACTAACAGAGAGAATCCATGAAGGATAACTACAAAGGCTATACTATCAAGGAACTGATGACTATCCTTGATTATGATAAAGAGACTGGTATCTTCAAGAGTCTGATTAGTGGTAAAGAGTTAGTAGATAGAACATTCTCCTATAGAGATGTAGTTACTAAGAAGGTAGTCAACTTCCAACTTGCTAGAGTAGCTTACATGATTGGTAGTGGGAAGTACCTTGAGGATAATGAGAGAGTTATCTACAAAGATGGTGATGTCTATAACTTGAAGTATGACAATCTGGTTGTTGTTCCTTACAAGGATATGTATAAGAAGAACAACAGTATCAAGAATGAGTACCTTGAGACGGATGAAGATCATATCTGGGTAGGCACTATTAATAGGATGTTTGTTGTTAGAAGGGGTAAGGATCAGTCGATCTACAGAACCTACGACAAACAAGAGGCTATCGAAGTTAGGGATAGATGGTTGGAATCTGGTAAGAAATTAAATGAACTTGATAGATTTCTTCCACTTTGGTACAGAAATTATCTAAAAGAAGAAGAAAAGATGTAGTTTTTGTTGTTTTAGTGATATTTTTATCACTTTACCCCTTGACAAAAACCAACAATACAACTATATACCCATCCACAAGCCACAACCATCGCATTTCCCCAAGATTGCTTGTAGAGTGAAATTGCTTGATGCCGATGTGGCTTGTTTACTTTAATGAGTACGAAGGACCAGAAGTTGTAAGCTGGACTTCTTCATAAAGACCCCTCACGCTTCTACAAGCCCTCCTAGAAAAGAACTAGGAACTGCCCACTGTTAGCGCACCCAGAGGGGTCACTTATATTGGTGATGCAGTGTAGTTCTGCCGGGAGTCTCCAAAACTCTTAGAGAGAGTGCAAGTCTCTCCACCTTTGCCAATTCCCCCCTTAATGCTGGTGTAGCACAGTTGGTAGTGCAATTGTTTTGTAGTCAAAAGGTCGGGAGTTCGAGTCTCTCCACCAGCACCAGTTTGTTGTTACAAATGCTCGGACAAGAGCAATCACAGTCTGAGGTTTTATAACATTCGGCCCTAGCCGAAACTTATTTTGACTAGGAGTCAAAAATGGCTGAGAAGCTGAAACACAATCTCCACATCGCTACATACATTCGTAAGGCCATTAGGGCTGGTGTGTCGATGAAAGTTATTCTGGACAACATTCAGAAATATGACCATGCACCTTCTAGCATGAATGGTATGTATCGTACATATCGTAATGACATTGCAGAGGCCCGTGCTGAAATCCAAGAACTTGTTGGCTCAGTTGTTGTTAACAAAGCCCTTGAGGGCGATCTTAAAGCTGCTGAACTTTTCCTTCGTTCTAAAGCTGGCTGGAACCCGACAGTCAAGATTGAGGAAGTTGATCCCGAAGACGCCAAAGAAGATACTGGTGCCATTGATGATCTTCTTGCCCTTCTTGGCCGCAAGAAAGAAGAATAACCAAAATGAGTAAGAATGGTCTTAAACTACATGCCGATGATCTGAGGGCAATGGGTGAAGACCTTGAGGCTTTGTTGTTGCAACTTGGCCCTGCCAAAGCAGAAGAACTTGCTTACACTTGGCCCTTCTGGGCTAGACCTCAACAGATGGCCCCTGCTGGTGATTGGAACACTTGGTTCATCAATGCTGGTCGAGGTTTCGGTAAGACCCGTGCTGGTGTTGAGTGGGTCCGTGGCCTAGTCAAAAAGGGCTACAAGCGTGTTGCTGCTATCGCCGCTACTAACTCGGATATTGAACGAGTTATGATTAACGGTGAATCTGGTTTCCTTTCTCGTTGTTGGGCTGGTGACAAGACTGATAAGGGTGTCCCTATGGGAAAGCCCATGTGGTCGCCAACTAAACGTCTCCTGACTTGGGAGAATGGTGCATACGTCCAATTCTTCTCTGCCGAAGAACCTGAACGTCTTCGTGGTCCGCAGTTTGAAGCTGCTTGGTGCGACGAACTTGCTGCATGGAATAGAGACAGAGACACTTGGGACATGCTCCAATTCTGTCTTCGTCTTGGTAAACATCCCCAAGTTTGTGTAACTACAACCCCTAAACCGACTAAGTTGGTCAGGGACATTATGAAGAACCCTAAGACTATTGTTACTTATGGTTCTACCTTTGATAACTCAGCAAACCTTGCTTCCACGTATCTAGAGGCTGTTAAGTCTCAATACGAAGGTACTCGTCTTGGTCGTCAAGAACTTTATGCTGAAATCCTAGATGAAGCCTCTGGCGCTCTCTGGACAAGACAACTCCTTTCTACTTGTGAAGTTGAAGTTGATAATCCTGTAGAGTTTGCTAAGACGCTTGCTAGGGTTGTTGTTTCAGTTGATCCGGCTGTTTCATCAAATGCTGAAAGTGACTTGACAGGTATTGTTGTTGCTGGAATGGACATCAATGGTGTCTGCTATATCCTGCAAGATGCAACAGACAGGTTCACACCAGAGGGTTGGGCCGCTAGGGCTATCGAACTGTATAACGAATACGGGGCTGATAGGATAGTGGCAGAACGCAACCAAGGTGGTGAGATGGTCCGTTACACCTTCAAGACCATTGACGAAACTATCCCTATTAAACTTGTTCATGCTTCGCGTGGTAAGTTTGCCCGTGCTGAACCTGTATCCGCTCTCTATGAAAGAGGTAGGGTAAAGCATGTTAGGGGTCTTGACCTTCTTGAAGACCAGATGGTTCAATGGTGTCCTCTAGGGAGTATTGGTTCTCCTGACCGACTTGATGCTATGGTTTGGGCAGTCACTGAACTTGCTCTTAAAGGTATTGCAAGACCAGAACTTAACTTGGCCTATTCTGATGCGAAAGGTCTTCTTAGCCGTAATTAGGTAGTCAAATGAAGAAACTCTCGGAAACTACTGCCAAAATTGAACTCGGCGTATATGGTAAAAACACATACACGGGTGACATTAGAGCCGACGAGTTTCTTCAAGAACTCCGTGGCAAGAAGGCAATCCAAAAATATCGTGAAATGCGTGACAACAACGCAATCATTGGTTCTATCATGTATGCTGTCGAACAGACCTTGCGTGATGTAAAGATTGATGTTGTTCCTGCTGACAATTCGGCAGAAGCACAAAAAGAGGCTGACTTCCTTAAATCCGTTCTGGATGACATGGATCACACTCTTGATGATCATATCTCAGAAGCTTTGTCGTATCTGACTTATGGCTTCTCTTGGTTTGAGATTGTTGCTAAACGCCGTGAAGGTGATGCACGATCCCCCAAGAAAAACTCCAAATACAATGATGGCCGTATCGGCATCAAGAAACTTGCCATTCGTGCGCCTTGGACAGTTAATCGTTTCGAGGTTGATACTGACACTGGCGAAGTCACTGGGATGTGGCAAGACTCCGCTTGGGGTAAGATGCCTGTGATGATTCCCGTTGAGAAGTCTCTGTACTACCGCACTACAAGCCTGAATAATGATCCCTCTGGTCGGTCGGTTCTCAGAAATGCTTATGTTTCTTACACATATCTCAACAAAATTCAGGGTTATGAAGCCGTTGCTATTGAACGAGAACTTCATGGTGTCCCTGTTGGGCGTATGCCTGCTGAATATCTAAGTTCAGATGCAACAACAGACCAAGCAAACCTTCGTTCTCAATTTGAGCGTATTCTTCGTGACTTGAAGAATAACGAACAAGGTTACGCTCTTTTGCCTTCTGACTTGTATGTTGATGCAGATGGCAAACCCACTAATCAGCGTTTGATGGACATTGAACTCATTACTGCTAATGGTTCTCGCTCTATCCAGATTGACCCTGTTGTTAAGCGTTATCAACACGACATCGCTCGTAGCCTTATGGCAGAGTTTTTGATGCTTGGCACTAACGGTGGGTCTTATGCACTGTCTAAGACAAAGACAGACCTTTTCCTTCGCAGCCTTGAAAGTTACATCAACGCTATTGTCGATGTGCTTAACAAGCAACTGGTTGAACGTCTCTGGCAACTGAATGGTTTGTCGTTTGATGTGATGCCTAAGCTTGTCGCTGGTGATGTTGCTCCCCACGATCTTCGTGAGATTGCAGCCTTCCTGCGTAACATCAATGGGGCTGGTATTGAGGTTAAGGATCATCCTGAACTTGTTAAAGACCTCATGGACATTGCTGAACTTGAGTTTGATAGCCAAGCTTATGCTCAAAATCTAAAAGATCAATCTAACAAGGAACAGGTAGATGGCAACCCTCAATGATCGTGTCTTCGATAACGGGCTTACCGTTCTGGACACAGAAGCTAACAAAATCACAATCACTTCGCAAGAAGTCACGACATACACCGAGGGCAACGCAACTTTTGCCCTTGGTAACTCGACTTCGATCAGTATCTCTGCGCCTGCGGATCGTACTGGTGGTGGTCGTAAAGTTACTGTCTCGGCTATCACAAACGGTTCTGTAACTGCTAACGGTACTGCTACTCACTACGCTATCCTTGATACTGTGAATAGCCGACTGCTTGCAACAGGTTCTTTGACTGCTTCTCAAGCCGTTACTTCTGGCAACACGTTTACCCTGTCAGCTTTCGACATTGGTATCCCTGATCCCGTCTAAGGTGAATTGAATGACCAAGCTAGTTAATCGTGCAAAAATGACTACAGCCACTACAGGCACAGGCACAATTACGCTTGGTTCTGTTGTGTCAACTTTTCAAAGTTTTGCTGCTGCTGGCGTAGTTAACGGAGACTATGTTAGGTATGTCATCGAAGACGGTCTTAATTGGGAAATCGGGGTTGGGGCTTACGCTTCGGCTGGCACGACACTAACTAGAACTCTCAATGAGAGTAGCACAGGTTCACTTCTCAACCTTTCTGGTAATGCAACTGTCTTTGTTACTGCTTCTGCCTTAGACATCGTGGGCAAAATTAGTGTTGGTACATCTGTTGCAACCACCAGCGGAACCGCCATCGACATCACAGGCATCCCGTCTTCGGCAAATCGTATTACGATTATCTTCAATGAAGTTAGTACAAACGGTAATAATCCCCAGCTTGTTCAGATTGGGGATGGGGCGATCACTAATACAGGCTACGTTTCAACAGGATGCGCGCAAGGCCCCGGAATCAATAACGCGATTGGTTCCACAAACGGCTATATCATGTTCCAAGTTGGTTCAGCAGGCACTATTGCGGGACAGATGGTTTTAACTAAGATTTCAGGGAACACTTGGGTTTCTTCGCACGTTACCAAAATTGACACAACTAACTGCCGATTTGGCGGCGGCACTAAGACGTTGACCAACGCACTAGACCGTATTCGCCTCACAAATAATGGCGGAACGGAGGTCTTCGACGGTGGCAGCATCAACATTTTTTGGGAATAACCAATGCAAGTTCGTGAAATTGATGTCATGACCGGGGTTGAAACTGTGCGTGATATGACGCCAGATGAAATTGCCTCTTATAACCAACCAACCCCCACTCCACAAGCAATTTCATTTGCTCAACTTCTAATCGGCCTAGTCTCTGAATCTTGGATCACTGAATCCGAAGGTGAGGCTTGGCTGGCAGGCTTGTTGCCTGAAAAAGTGCTACTCTTGATTAACAGTTTACCTGCACAACAAAGGTTCGCAGCAAAGGCCCGTGCTATTCGTCCATCTGTAATCCTCCTTAACGACCCCCTTGTGACAACTATGGGCGCTGCCGCAGGAAAGAGCGAAGAAGACCTAAATACGTTCTTCCAAACCTATGCTAAGGTGTAATTCCACCATAAAGGGAAGTTGATAAATGCTTGGTTTTACCCCAATCACTTCTGTAACACTCGCAGATGATGGGGGTGTAGAACCCAATGTTGTAACAGTAGTTCTAACTTCTGGAACCTCTTGGACTGTTCCTTCCGACTGGAACAACTCTGCAAATACGATTGAAGTCATCGGCGCTGGTGGCTCTGGTGCTGCCAATAAGCCCACTGTTGGTGTTAGGTATGCTACGGGCGGTGGTGGCGGTGGTTATTCAAGGGTTAGCAATCAAACCCTTACTCCCGGCAGTAGCGTCAGCTACTCTATTGGCGCAGGCGGCGCAGCCGTTACGCGCACCACAACAGGTATGACCAACGGAAATGCTGGTACAGCAACGTGGTTTGGCGCGGCTACTCAAGTAGCATCTATAGTCGCAGCAAATGGTGGTGGCGGCGGCATAGCCGCAATTAGTGGTACGGCAGCGGGTGGCACTGGCGGATCGCTAACAGGAGCAATTGGCAGCATAAAATATGCTGGTGGCAGCGGTGGCGCTCAAACTACCTCTGGTGCAGTTATTGCATTTTCAAGCGGTGGTGGCGGTGCTGCTGGTTCTAGAGGCGCTGGGGTGGCTGGCGTTAGTGGAAACACTGACGGGGCAACAAATGGCGGCGCTGGTGGCGCAGGGTTCGGTGGAGCTGCCGGATTAGGGCAAACTGGTGCCTCTCCAGCGGGCAGTAGTGGTGGCAACGGCTCTGACTTAGCTACGTCTGGAAGCGGTGGCGGCGGTGGTGGTTACAGAACACCAGATGCAACTGGTACATATGTAGGATTTTCTGGTGGTAACTATGGCGCTGGTGGTGGGGGTATCACCAACCAAAGTGGCACATCAATTACATCTGGTGCTGGTGGCAATGGCCTTATTGTTATCCGCTATATCCCACTTTCAGGCCCAAGTCTTTCTGCAAATAACATCACTACAGGTAATCCTGTTGTTGATAGTACAGCAATCATTCAAGATCAACAAGTTCTTGCAAATGGTATCGTAACTGGTTCTCCTGTTAATGGAACCTCTGCGCTTATCCAAGATCAGGCTTTTGCCCCTGTAGCAATCACTACTGGCAATCCTACTGTTGGGGTTTCAACACTTGCTCTTATTGTAGCACTTGCTGCAAGTGGCATTACGACAGGTAATCCTACCATTGGTTCTGCCACGGTTACGATTACCCAACCACCACTTGTCCCTAACGACATTACTACTGGCAACCCTGTTGTTGGAAGTACCCCTGCTGCTATCACAAGTAACTTGTCAGCACAAGGTATCACCACAGGTAATGCCACTGTTTCTGCCACTACTTTGGCACAAAACAATGTGCTTGTCCCTGTTGCCATCACAACTGGTCAACCTAGTGTACAGCAATCAGATTTAATAGAAAAACATGCCCTCAGTGCTGTTACCATTACCACAGGTAGCCCAACAGTACCTAACGCAAATCTTTCTATTCAATTTAACCTGTCTGCAAACTCTATCACGACAGGCTCACCTACTGTACCTTCTACAACTTTCCGTCAGAAACACAACTTTACATCAGTTGGTATTACTACTGGCTCTCCTACGGTACAATCTACCGTACTTGTTTCTTTCCAGAACCTCTTTGCAAACAACATTACAACTGGCAATCCGACCTTTGGTAATGTCTATGTCAATGGTTCTAGAAGCAGAACTGTTTCGATTACGGATGTTTCTGACAACAGCGTTACAATAACAGAACTCTACAATAATGCTTCTCTGGCAGAAGGTGGTAATAGTCCAACTTTGAGAGACAGCACTAACAGTTCTATTATTGTCAATGTTGAAAACTCTGTCACTATAAACTCTGAAAATAGGGCTGTATGATGGCTTTCACGATTAAACAAAATGATACATCGCCATCTGTTCAGGCAACCCTTAAAGACTACAATGGCAACCCCATTAATCTAGTTGGTGCAACAGTCAGGTTTCATATGAAGTCTTTTGAAGGGACTCTCAAGGTTAACCGGACGATGACTATCACTAACGCTGCTAATGGGGTTGTTACGTACTACTGGCAATCTGGCGACACGGCTACTGCTGGAACTTACTATGCAGAGTTTGAAGTAACTTACGCTGATCTTTCTGTAGAAACCTTCCCCAATAGTGGCAGCATCGCTATCACGATCACACCGGAGTTAGCGTAATGACCACATGGGGAAAGCTAAGTTTTGAGAACAATTACTTTGCCATAGCCAAAGGCGAAGTGTCCTATCATACAGTGGTATTCATTAGTGGCAAGAACAACCAAGTTGATGCTGGCACTGTTCCTGAAACTGTCTGGAACGTAGGTGGCCTTTACCCTTGGTCTGCTTGGGATGGTACTGCAAAGACCTTGTATGTCGTTTCAACGTCTGCCTCGGACATCTACAATGTGATTTTGTCAGGTCTTGACGAAAACTACAATCCACTTGTTTATGTCGTTACGATGAACGGTACAACACCTGTTGATACTGGATTAGTAAAATTCAAGCGTTTGAATAGTGCGGTGTATGTGGACAGCGGGGCCTCTAACGTAGGTACTGTCACTATTCGATGTGGCGCTGTTGACGGTCCTATCGTTGGTCAAATGACCGCTGGACAAGCTGCAACATCCATGTCGATCTACACTGTCCCGGCTGGATATACTGCTTACAGTGTGTACGGTGACTTCTCTTGCAACAAGAACGAAAACGCTGAACTCAATGCACGTTGGCGTTTCTTTGGTTCCAGTTTCATTACTGTGTATGCAACAGAGATTTACCAGCAACACATTACAACACTTCCCCCTGTACCCGGAGCAATTCCAGAAAAGACTGATATCGACAATCAGGTTGCTCTGGTTTCAAACAACGGAACTAGGGTCTATTCAAACCAACAATTGATTTTGGTGAAGAACAATGCCCTACACGTCTAATGATGAACTGCCGAAAGCAGTGCGAACAAAACTTTCTTCCCATCAACAGGATGTCTTTAGGAACGTCTTTAACTCTATGATGGGTGAAGATGGTATGACAGAAAGCCGTGCCTTTGCTGGTGCTTGGTCGCAAGCCAAACAGGCAAGTGTTACTAAAGCAATGTATCAGGGCAAAGAAGTCTCTCTTGATAAACCTTTCCGTCTTCCTGCTGGATCGACAAAGAAGTTTGGCGTCTATGTGAAAGATGGTGACAAGGTTAAGAAAGTGACCTTCGGTGATCCTAACATGGAAATCCGCAGGGACGATCCTAAAGCCCGCGCAAACTTCCGTGCTAGACACTCTTGCGATACTGCCTCTGATAAGACATCCGCACGTTATTGGTCTTGTCGTATGTGGGATGATAACGTCTCTGTTACAGAAATGACTAACAAGTCTGATGTCAAGATCGAAGGCCAAATCCTTAAGCAGGATAGTGAAGAACGTCTTGCCTATGGTTGGGCCTATGTCTCGACAGATAAGGGTGAGATTAGTTTGGATCACAGTGGCGAGTTTATTCGTCCTGACCAAATTGCTAAAGCAGCAACAAACTTCATGCTTTCCATGAGAACGGCTAAGGCCATGCACTCTGGTGGCAAGATTGGTGAAGTTGTTCATTCAATGCCTCTGACTAATGAGATTTCAAAGGCACTTGGTATTCAGTCTGACCGCGAAGGCTGGCTTGTCGCTATTAAAGTCTATGACGATAAAGTGTGGCAAGATGTTAAAAGCGGTAAACTTGCGGCTTTCTCTATTGGGGGCCGAGCCTTGAAGGAGATGGTGTAATGCCCACCGAACTCGTAAACTTGGAACTTGAAGAAGTTTCCTTGGTCGATATGGGTGATGACCCTCTCGCTAAGGTTGCCATCTTTAAGCGCATCCCAGAAGGGGAAGACATGGAACAAGAAGATATTGAAAAAGGTATCTCCATTGAAATTGAAATCAAATCTCCTGAAGAAGAAATGATGGAAATGCAGATGGAAGCTTCGCAGGGCATGGAAAAGGCTGCTGCTTGTGATAATTGCACTGACCCGACTTGTACAGGTTGTGAAGGTGATATGACTGAGGCTGATAAAGGTTGTGGCGACAAACCCATGCGTAAATCGTGGAAAGCCGAAGCACAAGCCTTTGAAGAAGTCAACAAAATGCTTCTGGAAGAAATCGAAACTCTGAAAGCCAAGGTTGCCGATATGGAAGCCGAAGCAATCGAGAAGTCGAAGCCCAAAGAAGAAATGATCGAAGTTGAAGGGGAAATGATTGCCAAGTCGGCTGTCCCGGCTCCGATCCTTAAAAAACTAGAAGAAATGCAAAAGGCTGCTGAGGCCGAAGCTTTCCGTAAACGCGCTGACGAGGTTCTTCCGAACTTTAAAGGGACTGCTGACGAGCGTGGTAAACTCTTGAAGTCTATTGGCAACGACGATCAACTCCTTGCCATTCTTAAGGCCGCTGATGCTGCGTTTGCTGGCATCTACAAAGAAGTCGGCAAAACTGATGCAGAAAACGACCTGAAAACTCCGACTGAAAAGCTTAACGACATGGTTAAAGCCTATCAAGAAGAGAATAAGGAAAAAGACTTCCATAAAGCGTATGCTGCTGTCATCAAAACCGCACAGGGCCGCGCTCTTGTGCTTGAAACCTACAAAAAGTAAATTAAGGAGCCTCTAAAATGGCATTTACTGAACGTCTCGCTACCCGCACCTATGTTTCGGGTTCGGCTATTGCCCAATTCACCTTTGTGTCGCTTGCTGCTGATGGTCAAGTTGACAACACCTCTGCTAACGCACGTACCGATGGTGTGGCTCTGCAAGCTGCTGCTGGTGCTGGCGAAGCCCTGACTGTTGCTTACGATGGTCGTGTGACTGTCAAAGCTGGTGGTACGATTTCCAAAGGTGCTGCCGTCGCTGTTGGCACTGCTGGTAAAGCCAAAGCCGCTGCCTCGACCAACGTGATCGTGGGCTATGCTCTGGAAGATGGTGTTGATGGTCAAGTTATCACTATCGAACTGTCGCGCGCTGACAAAGCCGCTGCCTAATCTAGTTAAATAAGGAATACTACAAATGGCTATGCTGACCGCAAGTGCTGTTCATATTGACCAGCCGCTTACCAACCTGACTATCGCTTTCCTGCAATCGACCACGGGCTTTATCGCTGATAAAGTGTTCCCGAAAGTCTCGGTTGCTAAAAAGAGCGACAAGTATTACATCTATAACCGTGCGGACTTTAACCGTGTGGGTCAGGTGCAGCCTCGCGCTCCCCGTACTCAAGCCCCTCGCGTTGGTATGTCGCTCTCGACTGATACCTACCTGACGGAAGTGTTCTCGCTGGCGACAGACTTCGACTTTGAAACTCTGGCTAACGAAGATGCGGCTCTGGACATTCGCTCGGCTGCGTCGAACATGCTGACGACACAACTGCTGATCGACCGTGAAGTTAAGTGGGCCTCGACCTATTTCGCTTCGGGCGTTTGGGGTACGGACTGGACTGGTGTTTCGGGTTCGCCCTCGACCAACCAAGTGCGCCAGTGGTCGGACTACACCAACTCGACCCCGATCCAAGACGTTACGAACATCATGCGTACCATCCAACTGAAATCGGGCGGCTTCAAACCGAACGTGATGGTTGTGGGTAAAGAGGTTCGTGACTCGCTGGTGAACCACCCGACGATCCTTGCCCGCCTGAATGGTGGCGCTACCGTGACGAATACCGCTCTGGTGACGGATGCCAAACTGGCTGAAATCTTCGGCGTGGAAGAATTCCTCGTCATGGAAACCGTGAAGAACACGGCTGCGGAAGGTCTGGCGGAATCCAACGCCTTCATCGGTGGTAAGTCGGTGGCCTTCTACTACCGTCCTCGCGCTGCTGGCCTGATGGTTCCTTCGGCTGGTTATACCTTCACTTGGGACGATCTGGAAAATGCTTCGGGTTATGGCATTTCGATCAAATCGTATCGTGGCGATTACCTCGCTATCGACGGTGTGGCCGAAGTTCTGGAAGCTAACATGGCTTATGACCACAAAGTTGTTGCTACCGAAATGGGTGGCTTCATCGGTTCGGTCATCGCCTAATTAACAGGAGGGGATAATGACCCGACCCTTTATCCCCTACTTCAATCCCTCGCGGCCTGTATTCATTAAACAAGATGGGCTACAGGCTGCGGGTAAGATTTGGAAGCAGGGTGAACGGTTCCAATGGGAATTTTTTGGTGTCCCACACGACCGTATTCAACAAATGTTTTACAGCGACCAGCTTTACCATAATGAAGAATTTGAGGAAGAAGCTGTCAAAAAGATTGCTATTGGTGATGGTCTTGATGAACTGACTATTGAACAGTTGCATATCCTTGTTGACAACATCAACTTCAAGGTAAAGCAAAAGACTAAGACTAGCAAAGAATTTCTGCTAAAGAAATGTCCTAAACTGCCTAAAGACAGAGATGGACAGATTGGTAAAATCCGTAGGTGGCGTTCTACTTACGGCGAAATGGAACAGTAAAAGAGGGACGACCAATGGCATGGTCCTATGATGCTTCTAATTTGAACACTACAACTGCCTCTGGTCGTCTCAATACTGTCAGACTGATTGTTGGCGATACTGAGACTACAGACCAACTAATCCAGAACGAAGAAATTGCCTTCTCCCTAAGCCAAAGCAATGATAACGTCTATTACGCTGCCTCTCTAGTTTGTCGTTTGATTGCTGCTAAGTTTAGTCGTCTTGTCGATACTAGCCTTGATAATGCTATCTCTGCTAAGTATAGCACACGGGCTAAACAATATCAACAACTGGCCCTACAGATTGAGGCACAGGCTAAGAAAGCCTCTGGTAAATCCATTGGTGTTTTTGCTGGTGGTATCCTTAAAACTGACATGCTTACTGCTAAAGAAGACCCTGATCGGGTTGTTCCTGCTTTCACAGTACATCAGTTTGATAACGTAGAGGCAGGGTCCACTTACATCCCTGATGATCCGAATGGCATTTGATACTTATACGCTTCGTATGTTGCTCAAAGAGCATGGTATGGATGTTGTGCTTCGGAAGGTCGATGAAGGGGCTTACAACAACGATACAGGCACGATTTCAACAGTAAATACTGACTACACGGTTCGTGCCTACTTCTATGACTTCAATGCAGACACTTTGCTGCCAACTTCTATTCAAAATGGTGAGCGTAGGGTTGTCCTGAGTGCAACGCTTCCTAACGGTTCTGCAACCCCAAAGCCTAACGCAACAGACCAGATCATCAATGGTGATGTACTGGATGTTGTGAAGGTCTTTGAAGTTAAATCAGGGAACAACACACTATTCTACACACTCACTGTGAGGGACTAAAATGGCTCAGTCAAGAGCAATATCCACAAGTCTGTCGCAAATAGTTTCTAAAATTGATAGAGACTTGACTGATGTAAGAGACGAGTTCTTGACTAGAATGGCTGACGACATTGTTGAGACTTCCCCTGTTTGGACAGGTAGATATGTAACAAGTCACTCTATTGGAACAACCTCTGCTGCTGGACAGTTTACAGGAAACCTAGAAGGTTTTACTGAAAAGACTTCTGTACCAGATGCCTATAAAGCAGAGGCTAGAGGAAATCTTAGGGCAGATATTGCCAAGTTGCCTAAAGAGGCCGAAAGAGTTTACCTCAACAATAACTCACCACACGCTGTTTTTGTTGAATATCTTGGTTGGCCTAAGTTTGGTAAAGATCCATACGGTGTTTACTCTCAAGCTTTGAATAGGGCAAACAACCATCTGCAAGACGCTGTTAATACGGTAAAGGCTAGACAATGACAATCATTAATGACATTCGTGCTTGTCTAGATACGCATCTAACAAACACTCCGGGTATCCCTTCTATTGCTAGGCAGAACGTCCCGTTTAAGCCAACTACAGGGGTTCCTTACGTACAAGCGACACTAACTCCGACTTCTCGTCGTCCTGCTGTTCGTGGTCTTAATCCACAACAACGCTATGAGGGTATTTACACGATCCTTGTTGCAACTCCCGAAGGCCTTGGCTCTGGTGCTGGTTATGATTATGCCGACCTGTTGCTTGACCGTTTTAACTCGACCACAGATATTTCTCACACTATCTCTGGCAACACAACCATAATCTCTGTTGACTATTCCGAAGTCAGGGGCAGTTTCCTTGACTCTCCCTTCTACTTCACCCCTGTTGTTGTGTCTTGGTACACATATCACTGATAAAGGAAACTGAATATGCCCTTCGCACAAGGTAGCCGCTCTGGCCTTTCGTATGTTGCTGAAACTGTCTTTGGCACAACTCCTGCTACACCTTCTCTGATTCAACTGCCGTTCACTACTCATTCGCTTGATCTGACAAAAGATCGTGTGACTGGTAATGACATTCAACCTGACCGTATGCCTCGCGTTGATCGTCATGGCAATCGTACTGCCGCTGGTGACATCGTTGTGGACCTTCGCAAAGGGGACTACGACCCTCTGTTTGAATCTGCGTTTATGTCCACCTTCTCGACCAACGTGTTGAAGATTGGCACGACAGCCAAGTCTTTCTCTATTGAAGATGCTGCTACAGACATTGCTCAGTTCCGTCTGTTTACTGGTATGACTGCTTCTTCGGTTGCTGTTTCGATCCGTCCTAACCAGATGGTTACTGGTACGTTCAGTATGATCGGCAAGAACATGACAATCTCTGGCACATCGGTCGATGCTGTCAAGACTGCTGCCTCTAGCAACCAACCGTTTGATGTTTATTCGGGTACGCTCAAGATTGCTGATGCTGGTGGTGTTCTGGCTTCTTCGGCTATCGTCACTGGTTTCGACTTCACCCTGAATAACTCGCTTGCTCCCACGTTTGTTGTTGGTTCCAATACGACCCCGCAACTTGAATATGGTATGGCTACGGTTGAAGGTACGATTACTGCCTACTTTGAAGATGCTGCCCTGATTGACCGCTTCCTCAATGAAACTCAAACTGCTCTGGAAGTTTCTGTTGATGACCCCACTGGTTCTTCGGACTACACCTTCCTGTTTCCGCGAGTGAAGATTAACGGTGCTTCGGTTCCGGTTGACAATCCGACTTCGCGTATCATCACTCTGCCGTTTGTTGCCCTGTTTGATACGACAGAAGGTACAAACATCAAACTTACACGCTCTGTGTAATTAGAATCCCGCAAGGGTAAATAATCCTCGCTTCGCTGCGGGGTAGGGTGGGCTGGCTTGTCGGGGGTTGGCTCACCTGCTTTATGACTTCCCCGATATAAACAAACTTTATGAATTATGTGTCATAAGTGGCTCATTAAATACCCATATGTGTCATTTATGAACCATTAACCAAACATAGGACATCCCGACAATGGACCTTTCTAAACTAATCCCTACCGACGACACTATTGTTGTTTCGTTGAAGCATCCGATTACGGATGAACCTCTTACCAAAGATGATGGTAAAGAGATGACCATTACTGTTTATGCGCCTCATTCGGCTCAATATAAAGCAGCCGTGCATGAACAGACAAACAAGCGTATCCAAAAGGCTGCTAAAGGTAAGAAAGTTACTTTTACTGCCGAAGACATTGAAAGTGCTACGCTTGAACTTCTGGCAAAGACTACTAAAGAGTGGTCCATCCAACTCAATGGCAAGTCTCCTAAATTCTCTGTTGATGAAGCCTCTGACCTGTATGCCAAACTTCCTTGGCTGAAAAATCAGGTTGTTGAAGCACAAGAGGATTACTCCGCTTTTTTGAAGGACTGATCCTTGATCTAGAGGAATACGCAGAGTTTGAGTTCAAACTTTCTATTCCTGACAAAGACGGTGTGACTGAGAGGCAACATCTTGAAGTGGTAGAAAGGCAGTCTGGACGCACTCCAAAGGCTTTACAGGGACCAAGTTTCCCTGAGTTGATGGAACACGTCTGGACTGCTTTTTTGTTGCTAAATCAGACCCGTGGTCAAGGGTTAAAAGGACCTTTACCGATCAGCTACCAAGAAATTGAATGCTGGATGCGGATGACCCAAAACAATCTGTTGCCTTGGGAGATTGAGGCAATAAAAAGACTTGATGCAGTTTACTTGAAGGTGGTTAGCAATGGCAAATTATGACCTTGGCACTATTGGCTTTACGGTACAAAATACTGGTGCAGAAGAATCTACTGCCGATGTTAACCTCCTTGTTCAAGCTATTGAAAGGGCAGAAAAACAGTTTGATACCCTACAGAGGGCTTTGGATAAAGGTAAGCTTAGTCAAGAACAATATCAACGTGGTGTCCAACAGACAACTCAAACTGTTGAGAGACTTAACAGAATCATGCAAAACCAAGGCTCTGCCCTTGACCAACAGACTTTTGCTTTTAACAGGGCTGGTCGTGGCATGAATGAGTTTGGGTTCTATGCCCAACAAGTTGGTTATCAAGTTGGTGACTTTTTTGTTCAAGTCCAATCGGGAACAAACTTCCTTGTTGCTTTTGGACAACAGGCTACACAACTTGCTGGTTTGATCCCCGGCGTCCTTGGCGCTGCCATTGGCATTGGTATCTCAGCTTTGACAGCTATTGGTTCTGCTTTTTTCAGAAGCACAGAAGGTGCAAAGACTTTCCAAGACTCCTTGTCGTCCGTTAATGATGTTTTGTCTGAGACAAGTAGCCTTGTTAAGATTGCCAATGGAGATTTTTCTGAACTTGAAGAAAAATTTGGTAGCCTTGCCCCTGCAATTAAGGCTCTCGCAGAAACCCGTGCCGAAGTTTCTATTCGACAAATGGCTGATGCTGCAAAAGAACTTAACACACAGTTGACAGATATGTATAGTGGCTCTGCATGGACAAACGTAAGTCGTGCAGAAGACCTTGCAAACGCTTTTTCTCTAAACACAAGAGAGAGTAGGAATCTTTCAAACGCAATGTCCGAGTTGGCTTCGCAAGATACCTTGGGTGGTCAAGTGGAAGCTGCGACAGCTTTGAGGGAAACACTCCTTGAAACCTTTGGACCTGTCAGAGAGATGACATCTGAACAGTTCAACTTCTATCTGCAAGTCCTTCAAACAGAAGAAGCTTACAGGGAATTGCTGAACAGAACTGGCGAAGTTTCTGGTGAAATCTCCTTGATGGAAGGTGCAATGGCTCTGTTCACAGATGCCTCTAGTGCGGCTGTTGTTGCAGTTAATGGTATTGAAACAGCGGCTTCAAGTGCTTTGGGTGTTGTTAAAAACCTTGCAACAAAAATGTGGGAGGCTGCTCAAGCAAGATTGGAAGCTACACGGGCTATTGAATCTATGCAAGTCGGGGGTGTAGGATCGGGTGCTGGTGCTTCTTATCTAGCAAACCAATACTCCCTGTATGGTCAGGGTAAAACCTCTGTTAATCGCATTTTTGAAGAATCTGGAAGTCTTTATACCCCGTTCCCAGTTCCAGAAGAAAAAACTGGTAGCGGTGGTTCTGCCCGTAGGGAAGCGCAGTTTCGTAAGCAGATTGACTTGACTAAAGAGTTGACACAAGCCGAGAAAGATCGACAGACTATTGTTCGTTCTATCGAAAGTTCTCTTGAAGATGGCTTCATGTCTATGGTTGAAGGCACCAAGTCTGTCAAAGACGCTTTCAAAGATATGGCAAGGGACATCATCAAAGAACTGTATCGAGTTCTTGTTGTTCAGAGGATGGTTGGTGCTATTGCTGGTGCAGTTAATATGTTCAGCCTGCCCTCTGCAACTCCTGCAACTGGTACACTTGGTCTTCCTGACTTCCGTGCTTCTGGCGGTTCTATCATGCCGGGTAAGCCTTACATCGTTGGTGAACGTGGTCCTGAATTGGTTATCCCTCGCCACGCTGGTACTGTTGTCAATGCTAACCAAACTGCTAATGCCCTTGGGGGTGGTGCTGGTAACGTAACTGTCCAGAACAACATTACTGTAACAGGTAGTGATGCAGCCATGGTTAGGGCAGAGGTTGCCAAGATGATCCCCCAAATCACCAATGCTACAAAGGCTGCGGTTATTGATGCTAAACAACGTGGTGGTCAAATGAGTGCCGCATTTCGCTAAGTGAGGAAAAATGCCTATTACATATCCCTTGAACACCCCGACTAACATTGGGATTGCTAATATCACCCTCATGGCTGAAAATGCTGTAGCGGTTAGCCAATCTCCCTTTACCTTTGCACAACAAGTTGTAGCCCATCCCGGTCAAAGGTGGGCTGCATCTATTTCACTTCCTCCGATGAAACGACAGGATGCCGAGAATTGGATTGCTTTCCTTCTGAGCCTTAAAGGTCAGGTTGGGACTTTCCTTCTCGGTGATCCGAATGGGGTCAATGACCAAGGTGTTGCTGCTGCACGTAGGAACACCCTAACGTTCACAGAGCAGTTTGACAACGCAGCGTGGACGAAGTCCGACAGCAATGTGATCGCAAACTCCGCTGCCGCTCCTGACGGGACTAATACCGCCGATTTGTTGGCAGAAAACACATCTACAGCCACCCACGCAGTTAGCCAACCCACGGGTGCCGTGTGGCCTGACAATACCCCGTATACTGCAACGATATACGCAAAAGCGGCTGGCAGATCAATTTTCTGGATTGAGAGCCGTTCTAAAACTCCAACTTTCCCGCTAGTCTTCTTCGATCTCGCAAGTGGACAAGTAACCAGTGCGACCAGTGGGGCTACAGGCTCTATTCAGGCGGTTGGGAATGGATGGTATCGCTGCACTCTTACTGCGAACTCCCTTACTGGCGCAGCATTTCCAAACTTCGTTTGTGGCCCCGCGATAACCACTGGCTCTTTTTCTTACACGGGCAACGGCACATCTGGGGTGTTAATTTGGGGCGCTCAACTTGAAGTGGGTCCGTCCGTCTCTGCTTATCAGGGTGTTGTTGATACTTTTGGGCCTTTGGTTAATGGTGCCAGCCAAACAGGGAACGTGCTGAACATCGACGGTTGTAGTCCCAACGTAACTGGTTGGTTTGCTCCCGGTGACTACATCCAGCTTGGTTCTGGTTCTGCTACACAACTCTACAAAGTGCTGACAAGTGTTAATACCAATAACTCTGGTCAAGCCTCTGTAGACATCTGGCCTAACCTACGTTCTTCTCCTGCTGACAACTCGGCTGTCATTTTCACTAATGCCAAGGGCAAGTTTAGGCTCAAGGACAATGTAACCCAATGGGGTATCAACGAGATTAGTTCTTATGGTATCACCTTTGACTGTGTGGAGGCACTATGACAAGATCATTGACTACAAGCGTCTCGACAGCTATTGGTCAATCTGTTGTTGAACCCTTCTTTGCTGTTGACTTTGACTTTGCCTCTGGCCCTTTGTATCTCTGGTCTGGTTATGGCAACCTTGTGATCGGCTCTAAGACTTATCTTGGGGCTGGTCAGTTGATGAACATTTCCACAGTAGAGGAAACTACAGAAATCGAAGCAAAGGGTGCTACTATCACTCTTAGTGGCATCCCTTCTTCTTTCTTGTCGCTTGCTCTTACAGAACAGTATCAAGGTCGAGAGTGTAGGATTTACCTTGGCATCATGTCAAGCCCTAGTGACTACATGGAAATCTTCACTGGTGAATTGGACCAGATGAACATCGCAGAAGATGCCTCGACTTCTACTATTGCTGTTACTGCTGAAAACGTCCTGATTAAACTGGAACGTCCTGTTGTCAGACGTTTTACTGACCAAGACCAGAAGTCTCGTTTCCCCACAGATAAAGGTCTAGAGTTTGTTGCTTCCTTGCAAGACAAGGAAATCTATTGGGGTAGAACTGCTAAACAATAAGGAAGGCACCCGACATGCCTATTACCTATCAACAAGAGTCTATTGCTTCTTATCGTCAAGAGGCAGAAGCTTTGCTACAGTTGCATTGGGAAGAAATTGCCCTCAATAAACATGCGATTAAACTCAATCCTGATTGGGATGCTTACTACGATCTTGAAGAAACAGGACACTTGAAAATCTTTACTGCTAGGTTAGATGGTAAACTGATTGGGTATTTTGTTGTCATTTGTAGGAATCATTTGCACTACAAAGACGATTTGTTTGCTTTTAATGATGTTCTGTATCTTCATAAAGATTACAGGAAAGGGCTTACTGGTGCAAAACTGATGAAGTTTGCAGAGAAGTGTCTTAAAGAGGATGGTATCTCTGTCCTTGTAGTTAACACAAAACGACATAAACCGTTTGATATTCTGTTGTCTTGGTTGGGCTACAAACATGCAGAGAATGTCTATACAAAACTATTGAGGGAATGACATGGCTGTTTCTGCTGTAATGGCTGCTATCTCTACGGCAACCACCGCTTTCACCACTGGTGCTTTTATCCTTGGTAGTGCGCTTACTCACTTTCTTGTTTCTACAGCAATGGGTGCTGCCCTTAATGCCCTTTCTCCTAAACCTAAACTGGCAAGTGCTTCTAGAGGCTACAGTATTAATGGTGAGAGTGGTTCCGCTCTAGATCATCAGATCATCTATGGTACTGTCCGTGTGGGTGGTGTTCGTATCTATGATACCGCTACAGGCACTAACAACAACTTCCTTCATCGTATCCTTGCCTTTGCAGGCCATGAGATTACAAGTTATGATGAAATCTATTTGAACGATGAAGTTGTAACTTTGGATGGTACTGGTAACGTGATTTCCCCTGCACGTTACAATGGATATGTTCGTATCAAGCGTTACTTCGGCACGACAACCCAAACTGCTGATGCTGACTTGATCGCTGAAACAGCTTCGTCTGTCGATGGGAAATGGACTAGCAATCACCGCCTTCAAGGTATTGCCTACCTTTATGTACGCTTTCAGTACAACGCTGACGTTTTCCCTAATGGAATCCCTGTTGTGTCGGCAACAATCAGTGGGAAGAAGGTGTATGACCCTCGCACTGCCACGACAGTTTTCTCTGACAACCCTGCACTCTGCATCAGAGACTACCTGACTTCCGATTATGGGTTTGCACAACCTTCTTCGCGGATTTCTGACACTCAGGTTATCACGGCTGCAAACATCTGTGATGAATTAGTCAGTGGCAATAAGCGGTACACTTGTGATGGCAGCTTCGTAACTTCCTTTGCTCCTAACCAAGTGCTGTCTGATCTTCTCACTTCGATGGGTGGTCTGTTGTGGTACTCGCAAGGTAAGTGGCGAATGAAGGCCGCTAAATATGTGACACCCACAGTTACGCTTAATGAAAGTGACCTTCGGTCTGGTATTAACCTCTCCACCCGTCACTCTCGTAGGGCTAACTTCAATACTGTTAAAGGTACTTTCAAAGGTCCAGAGTCGGATTGGCAAGAGGCTGACTACCCGTCTATCACCAGTTCGGTTTACTTGACTGCTGATAACAACATTGTCAGTACGTTTGACTATCCTCTGCCGTTTACAACTTCCTCTGTTACAGCACAACGAATTGCTAACATTGCCCTTCGTCGTAATAGAGAACAGTTGACTTTCTCGGCTAACTTTGGTCTTAAAGCTTTTCAAGTCGAAGTTGGTGACTTTGTTTATGTCAACAACACAAGGTTTGGTTGGACTAACAAGGTCTTTGAGGTTACTAACTGGTCCTTTGGTCTTGTGGAAGGTCTTGATCTTCAAGTACAGATGACACTTCGTGAAATCAGTTCTGCTGTTTTTACGGATGAAGACCCTGCTGTATTTGAAAACAACAATACAAACCTTCCTAGCCCGTTCTTTGTTGAACCCGTTGGTGTTGCTCTTTCGAGTATTGTCCGAGTTGTTAACGAAAACGTCTATGACGTTATTGTTGTTGATGTTTCGGCAACACAAGCAGTTAACGTAGAACGTGTCGAAGTTCAGTACAAGCGTTCTCAAGACAGTGTTTGGGCTGTTGCTGGTGTCGGTGACATTGGTTCTTACGAGATTGTCGCTGTTGATAGTAATAGCAACTATGACATTCGTGTTCGCTCTTACTCCTATCTTGGCGTTAAGAGTGATTGGGTTTACTATAACAACTTCCAACCTCTTGGTCTTGCTGCACCACCCGCTAACGTGACAAACTTCAATGCTAACGTAAACGGACCTGTTATCAACCTTGGTTGGGATGCTGTCCCTGATCTTGACTTGTCTTACTACAAGATTCGTCATGCCTTGGAAGAAAGTGGTGCAACTTTTGCCAATGCTACAACAGCTATTGACAAGGTTAGTCGTCCTGCTACGTCTGTTGCTATCCCTGCAAAGCCGGGTACATACTTCATTCGTGCTTATGATAAGTCTGGTAACGCATCTGTCTTGGCTACACCTGTTATTGTTAAGGCTACCACAATGGAGTCCTTTACCAATAACCTGACCTTGACAGATAGCCCTACTTTTACAGGTACGAAGACAGGTTGTTCTGTTGTTTCTGGTCAACTCAGGATTACTGCAACAACCCCTGCAAGTCGGACAGCTACCTACACAATGAGTAATTACATTGACACTGGCGCTGTACGTAGGGTCCGTTCTAGGATCGACCTTAACGTAAACCGTTTCGATGCTAATGCTGGATTGTGGGACGCAATGCCGGGGAATTGGGATAGTTGGGCTGGACTTTGGGACGATTGGACAGGTGGTACTCAATTCGCTGATACGGATGTGTTGACTTATATCTCTATTACTGAACAAGACCCTGCTGGTACTCCAACTTGGTCGCCTTACCAACTGTTTAAGGCTGGTGACTTCTACGGACGAGCCTTCCGTTTCCAACTGGTTCTCAAATCTGAAACTGCAAGCGTAACACCTAGTATTTCTGGTTTGACTGCCAGAGTTCAATATAACTAAAGGAACCCCGATATGGCACAACATGATTATGTCATTGATAACCAATCTGCCTCTGCTTCAAGGGCAGATATTAACAACGCCCTTTTGGCTATTGTAACTCAAAACGCAGGGGCTACGGCTCCTGCAACTACCTATGCTGATATGTTCTGGTATGACACTGCAAACAACCAGATCAAGAAGCGTAACGAAGCAAACAGTGCTTGGATTACTCTTGGCACTATTAACGAAGCTACTGGCAAGTTTGACCCTAACAACAGTTTTGTCAACAACACCTTTGTACCTGTTCAACAGGGTGGTGCTTCTGGTATGGGGACCAACAAGGTCTACATCGGGTGGGGGTCCGCCGCACCGGGTCAATTCAAGTTGCAGGTGGACACCACTCCCGCTGGCACGATGGTTCGTCATCTAGTCACGCCTGAAGGGCAGAACGATTCATTGTATGCGCCGGGAAGCCCACCCCTTTACGCTTGCCGCGCATGGGTGAACTTTGATGGTGCTACTGCGGCTATTCGAGGTGCTGGTAACGTAAGTTCTGTCAGTAGGTTTGGCGCTGGTGCTTACGGGGTAAACTTTGCTGTTGCTATGCCAGATGCTAACTATGCTACAACAGTTGGTGGGAATAACTCGGAAGGCAACAACGGTTACATTGTTGTTAACTATCAAGCCACAACTCAAGTTGGCGTCCTTTCTCGTAACAGAGATGGTTTCTCTGACGGTTCAATTATTAACGTAGCTGTATTTAGGTAAGGTAGTCAAATGAATCAGTGTATTATCTATTCTGACAAAGGTAAAGTAGTGATCGTTTTCCCTACACCAGAGTTTGCAGATAAACTAGATTTTGTCATTAAGAATGACATTCCTAAAGATTTGCCTTATCGGGTTGTAAGTGTGCAAGATTTGCCTCCCCTCGAAACACAAGATTTGTGGATTTGGACAGAAGAAGGTCCACTAGGTGTGGCAGAAAAACCCGCAACTACAGAATAAGGATTACTACAATGTCTCTTAAGAACAAAGTTTCTGCTGGCGTGACTGTCGCTGTGCTTGCACTTGCAACACCCTTTATTGCTAAATGGGAAGGTCTTGAAACTAAGGCTTACAGAGACATTGTGGGTATCCCAACAGTTTGTTATGGTGAAACCCGTGGTGTTAAAATGGGTGACACTTATACAAAAGAACAGTGTTATGCAATGTTAGAGAAGTCTGTGAAGGAATACTACGATGGTCTTAGCCTTTATATGACAAACCCTAACATCCCTGTAGGTGTTCAAGCCTCTTTGGTCGAACTGGCGTACAATGTCGGGATTGGAACGGCGGGTAACTCGACCATGATGAAACTAGCAAACCAAGGGAAGTATGCAGCCGCTTGCAATGAACTACGGAAATGGGTCAAGGCTGGTGGCAATACTGTTCAAGGTCTTGTCAATAGACGACAAGATAGTAAAGTGCAGTTGTGCATGAGGGGGCTACGATGAAAGTCTTGGCCCTCTTTTTCTTTATCCTATTGGCTGGTTGTGGTGGTCCACTAAGCCTTCTCACTGGTGGTGGCCCAAACGTGGCTGCAAACGTACAGGCTGGTAAAGAAAACGTACAACAAGCTGTAATGAAGCAAGAACGCATCGAAGCAGGGCGGGACGTTGTACAACAGACTTCCCCTGTTGTTGCTGATAAAGTCGATACGGTAAACGTACAACAAACACCTGTTTGGATGATCTTGCTCCTTATCCTTGGGTGGTTGTTGCCATCCCCTAATGAAATTGCCAGAGGCATCAGGGGTGTATTTAAGAAATGAATTATATAGATTATGTTGTGGGGGCAGCAGTGTCGTCTATCTTTGCAGGGGTTACTTGGTTAATCCGCAGGGTGTTGACCAATGAGAAACAAATTGCATTGCTTCAATCAGAAATCCGAGACAGGGATGTGAGACGACAAGAAGACAGAGAGATTATGCAAGAAATCAAATCTGATCTTAAAGAGGTTAAGCGAGATATTATCGACCTCTACAAACGAGAACCAGAGAGTAAAGAATAATTTAAACAGAAAGACCCGCTCAGGAAAATCAATCCTGAACGGGTCTTTTTTTTTGTTTATTTGCGATTTACGAAGTCAGGGTATAGCAGGATTACACCTACTACAAAGAAGACGAACAAGATTTCAAGCAATATCGACTTCCTTAATCAGTCGATCTAGATACCACTGTGCTTTCTTAAGGTCTTCGGTAGGCTTGACCTTGTAGCGCCAACGATGCAGATACTTCTTGACGTTACCTTCCAGATAACCAATGAAGGCTTCTTTAGGCATATTGTCTTTCAGGTATTCAATACATTCGATGGTGCCAATGTTGTAGTGGGCAGGTTTGGCAACAGGGTCTTTCTTGTCTTCGTGATACTTATCAACAATGTCCATTGGGGAAGTGCTAAGAATGGAAATGTTTTCTGACATAACTGTGTGGACACCCACCTCTTTTGCTCTGTCAGTATCCCAATCAACCGTCACATTGTCTTCATTAATAACCACTTGGACAGTACCAACTTCATCCCGAAGGTCTTCTGTAAACCATCCAGTGTACTTTACACGATCACCAGTCTTAAAGTTGCTCATAGATTTTCCTCATAGAAAGCGGTAAGCCACTGTCGGCATATATCGCTACGTACCACATCGTCAAGAGTAAACTCAACGACAGACGCATCAATGTTGTACTTCTTTGCAAGGTGGATTGCCTTAGACAAACCAGATTGCTCTTTGATGTCAGACTGACGAATATCGCCATTCATAACAAGTTGGCAGTTGTCGCCAATTCGAGTGACAAGCATCTTGAACTGAGCAACATCAAGGTTCTGACATTCATCAGCCAAGACGAAAGCATCCTTGAAGGAAGACCCACGCATGTATTCTAGAGGGGCCATCTGAATGTTGCCATTCTTAGTGTCCGTCTCTAGTTTGTTCTTCCCAAGGTGTTGCTCTAGTACAGACAGGACCGGGGATAGCCAAGGACCAAACTTTTCTTCCATAGTTCCCGGCAATGCACCAAGAGATTTACCTACAGATACAGCGGGCCGAGTGATGATAATCTTGTCGATCCGCTTTGCCAGATAGAGATTTGCAGCATGTGTGGCAGCAATGTAGGTCTTACCAGTACCAGAAGGACCAAGCACAATTACTTGTTTGCTCCGCTTCAAGGCGTCAAGGTAAATCTTTTGGTTGTCGTTCATAGGAACAAGAGGCACTGTACGAGACTTGGCTTCTTCGTCAGCGTTCTTGTAGCGGGTAGTCCGTTTGGTCCGAGGCTTCTCAATCATTCCGAGTCTCGCATATCATTCTCAAAAAATTTCACTAGATCGTCATAACCACCAATATGCTGACCGCCATACCAGATTTGAGGGACAGTCTTCATTTGTGCAGCAAACATAAGTTTGAGAAACATAGGGTTTTCAGAGTAGTTCCAATACTCATAAGTCTCACCACGCTTTTCAAGTTCGTCCTTAGCACGGTCACACCAAGGGCAATCTTCACGACCAATAATGTACCACTTCATTGTTCTTCTTCCTTCTGTTGTTCTTCTTGGAACTCATGGTCTTTAGCAAGTTCGTACACAATCGTCTCCAAGCCTTCAATACGTTGGTTCTGATCCCATGTCATATAGAGCAGCGCCAGAAGAAGTACAAGGTTTACAACAGCAAAAATCATCGGATTTCTTTCATTAGAGTAAGGAAGGGGCCGAAGCCCCAACCTGTTAGGTCAGATCGACAATCTCACACGAACCACCAACACACGCAAAGGTTTGGGTTCCTTTGGAAGTGTCTTCGGTTTCATAGTCGCTCAGTTTAGCCCAATCAATCTTGGGAGGCATGACTGCCAGAAGGTCTTGATACTCGCGTTCACTCACATCCTGATAAGGGGCTTGCTGATAAGTGTGGTCCGAATGAGGCAGGAACGACACACCAGAAACTTCATCAAAATGCTTATAGACCCAAGCACCAACTTCCATCCACTCATGGTCACGAACAGTCACCGTGATAGACGGTTTGTGTTCACACCAATGACGCTGGTAGATCAACCACAGTTCCAACTGTTCAATAGCAGTCATATCATTCCGAGTGATAGCACCTTCCGGCGATTTCATCGGGAAGCTAAAGACAGTTGTAGTATCAGGCTTCATCACATCGGGTTCAGCCGGAATACCTTGGTCAATCATAAACTGCGTCAGTGGGTCTTTGTTGTCGCCACGGACAGTGCGAATGTAATACTGGCTGTGACGAGCGTGAATACCACTAGCAGAATCGACAAGCTGGGAGACAGTGCCAGAAGGTTTGACACAAGTGATAGCAGCAGAAGCAGGGATGCCAAGGCGTTCAGCCCACTCAGCATTAGTAGAGATAGCGACATTCTTAAGATGCTCCAAGATTTTAGCAACAGACCAACCTTCACAGGAAATTGCCATGTCGTTATTAGTCAAAATGGGGTTATCCATGATACCAGTCAACGACACGCCAAGCAGACGTTCTTCCTCAGTATTGTCTTTCCAGACCTTACGCAAATACGGGAAATGCGTGAAGGTGGACTGAATAGTACCAAGGATTGTTGCCAGCTTTACTTTCCGTTCCAAGTCCTCAAGTGTATCCGTTGCTCGGACAACAACCTCGGTAAGGTTGCAAAAGGAATAGGGTCGGAGGATAATTTCTGAACAGGGGTTGGTTCCCCATTCAAAACCACCTTTTCGACGTCCATTTTTAGTAGCTTGTTTTTCACAAGCAACACGAGAGAAGATACCACGCTCACCAGACTTACTTTCAACAAGCGACAACCATTCCCGAATGAAGGTTTCCATATCGGGTTTTTCAGTGTATGCCACGCTGTTGTTAGCCAGTGCGCGTTGTTTCTGCCCTTCCCACCAGTTGCCAGATTTGGCATGGCGCATACGATTATCTGACAAATTTGACAGACTAATCATGGCAGAGCGACGAACACCTCCAACAACAACAACTTCACCAATCTTACACATGATGTCGTGGCACTCAAGGGAGTTCAGCTTGCGGCCTTTAGCACCCTTGAATTTCTCAATGACATACTGGAACAACTCCACCAGAGGGGCAGGACCAGAAGCACGACCACCGAAGGTTTTCAGCTTTGCACCAGCAGGGCGAACTTTGGACACATCCCACTTCGGAATTTCACCAGCATAGAGCATGGCGATCAGTTTACGAAGTGCCTTAGCCCAACCCTCTTTACTGTCCTTGACAACAATCACATCCTCGCTCTGGAACAGTTGTTCAGGGACTTCTGGAAGCTTACTGATGTATTGACGTTCAACAGAGAAGCCAACACCAGTGCCACACAGAAGGATGAACATTGCTTCATCGAAAGACTTAGGATCGTCAACAGGCAGATATGAACAATTATAGCCAGCCGTGTTGTCACGTTCCAGTGCAGGACCAGCAGTCATAACGGCCCGCATGGAAGGCATGATTTCCAGACCAAGGATAGCTTCTTGGATAGCGTCGTAGGTCTTGAAATCGAAGTGGTCATCATCGTCGCTGATCCTCTCGGCCACCACATTTTCCATGTAACGGTTGACAGTTTCACCCCAATTCTCACGACGATTTTCTTCTTCAATCCAACGTGCATAACGGGAAGTATGAATGAAGGACATATAATCCGTCATACCATAGTTATTGCTTTTATTCTTCTGCATAGTTCTCTCCAATATTCTTAGTTTGCCCATTCAAGGCACGGTAGATCGTCATTGGACTTACACCCATTTCATCTGCAATCTGATGATAAAACAGCCCGTCTTTTCGCATTTGTAAACACAATGAGTATTGCTCTGGTGTCAACTTCAAAGCTTTCTTTCCATTAGGCTTGTTGTAGGTTGGCTTCAATTCTCTAATAAGTTCTTGTTCCTGTTTACAAGCAGAGGGTTTATCTAAACCTGTTGCCACAATCTTAACCCAATCAGAGGCAACAAAACCATCTTGCGTCATGCTCTCTAAGTGTGCAAGATGCTCTTGTGAGCGAAGCACTGTTTTGTCGCTACCATGAACCCAAGCCCTACCACGACACCCATGACCAATATAAATCAACTCGTCAGTTCTTGGGTCTATGTGCTTATACACATAGTAGATGTAGTCAGTAGGAAGGTAGTTGTTCATTATTGCTCTTTCTTTTTATTAACGATTATCACCAGACCCACCAAGAACACCACGGTTCTGACGATCTTTCAGTTTGGTCAGGTTCATTTCTGCAATCTCTGACAGTTCGTAGCCAAGATAATCTGCCAGATTGGCAATATACCACAGAACGTCACCAAGTTCTTTGGCAAGGTCTTTGTCGTTCAGAGGCTTGTCGTCACGGATCGACTTGCCAATCTTCTCAGCCACTTCACCAGCTTCACCACAAAGCTTTAGAGACAGATAAGCCAAAGCCTGATCTTCGGGATAGATGGCTGTCGTCAAGGCTTCTTCTTGATATTCATCCATAGTAAGATCGTCTAGCACGAAAGCGTCTCCAATACTGTCCAGAACCCATTTAGCCATTTTAGTTCCTACTCAGAATGATGAAGGTAATCAGAAGAATAACTGCGAGTAGCGAATAGAGGATAATCACAGGAAGAAACACAGTGAACCATCCGATAGCAGCAATACCAGACAGTTTAAGAACAAGAAGGGTGGCAGTTGCAATCCAACCAATTAGAAACAGGTTCATTCGTCATACCTTTCTAGGTTTGTGTGAGCGAACTCCCCAAAGAGTTCTACAGCTTTTGCATCATAAGCTTTTGCAGCTTCTATTTCGTCTTTGAAAGACCCAATATAGAGGTTTTGCCTGTCTTTTGTAATTTGAGCCACCCAAGTTTTGTTTTTACTGTGGAAAGTTACGCCTTGGTATTTTGATATACCTTTACCATAAAAGCGGTTTCTGTTGTTCTCTGCTCTACTGGCTAGACGTAAATTTTCAATACGGTTGTTACCTCTATCGAAGTCTTTATGATCTAGGATACCCTTCGGGTAGTAACCTTTCTCCCAAAACCAAACAACTTTGTGTAAAGGAAATCTGTAACGACTTCCTTTATAAGTAATCTGAGAGTAGTAATATCCATCGGCAAGTGAACCTACCTCCTTACCTACAGGCGCTCTAGCTGAGGGAGATTTCTTCCAAAAGACCTTTCCAGAGTGTTTGTCATACTCTGTATACTCTCTCAAGAGTTCTTCTAGTTGATTAATATCCATCTTCATATCGCTCTAGATATACGTATCCTAAAGAATCTAGGATTTCAAGGACTTTCCACAGGGTCAGGTCATGGTCACGCAGGATGTTGGTGAAACCACGATCTTCAATCAGTTTGAGGATTTGTTGCTTATTCATACTCTTGCATACAGTTTAGTTGAGGTTTGTTGTTCGTTAGTAAACAGATACCATCCAAAGTCGTCTGTGCTTGTTGCACTACTGTCTTCNNATCCATTTGACCCTTCCGATAGGAACCAGTTTCTTACACTTCTCCATATAGGGTGCCATCCGCTTATTGCAAGCATATCCGAAAGGTAACAACAACCAAGTGGGTCGAAGTTCTGGCAGATGGTCAAGCAAAGGTTTTAGCATGTCCCACTGGAAAGGTGGGTTCGTGATGATGTAGTCAACATCGACAACATCCTTGTAAGTCAAGGATAGAGCATTGCGTTGTTCGATCCTTACAGGGTGTTTTGTTGGTTGTGGTTCGATGTCGTAGGCTCTATTACAGACCCAACTACCATATGTCAACCATTCAATATGTTCAATGAGAGCGCCATTACCAGCACAAGGTTCAAGGAAGGTTGCTTCCCCTTCTAGATGGTTCTCTAGAGGTTCCACAGCCTTCCTTGGTGTCGGGTAAAAGTCACGCTCTTTTCTGACAACAGATTTGATGTTGTTGCCAGATACAGAGGCACGTTTGCTCATTACCACCTCTGCTCATAAAACCAACGGTGTGCCTCTTTCATTTCTTCAAACAGTTTTGCAAGAGCAACACGGGTTGGGTTTTCCTTTTCTTTCCTCAGTTGAACCACATAAAACTTTTCCGCTTCTTCTTGATAGTAGTCATCGGCAGGATTTGCCATACTCTTTCTCCAAAGCCTTCATCGAAATCCATTGCAAGTCATAGTCACCGTTATCAATGTAACGCTTGATTACGACACCTTTACTCCATTCTCCGTTGGCTTGTCCAGCCCAACCTTCTTCTCCACCCTTAAAGCATCCTGCAACAAGGCCATTAATTGCATTAGGACGGGCATCCGCCTTACGATAATAATGGAACTTATGACTGTGACCAACTGTAACACTACAAGCAAGCTTTTCAACCAGAGCATATCCGTGATGCTTACTAGACATAGCAGAGCCAAAATTCCCACTACTAACGTAATGACCATATACAACGCCATCATAACTAGCAAGGGCTGGACCTGAGTTACAATACTCGTGATACTCGTCAAACCAGTGGTCTGTTTGAAGATGGGAAAATGAGATTCCATACTTGTCACCTTCTAGACGAGGATCGTGGGCTATCGCCTTTTTGAGGCGGTTTTCGTGGTTACCTTCAAAACCGATACGGTAGGGTCGCTTTTTCTTACTAATACGGTAGCGATCCCAAATGCGTGATTGAGCATCATTGTATGCTTCGATGTCCCTCTGGTAAGATTGCGATACAATCGCCTGTGGATAGCGAGTATCGAAGGTGTTGAGACTTTGCATGTCCGCACCATCCCCAAGGTCAATGACGTAATCTGGCTTAAGGTCTTCGATCAGATCACCAAGCCAAGAGAAGCGTTCATTGCTAACCTCTGGATGAGCATGGGCGCAAGTATAGACAATTGCTGTCTTAGTCAAGGGTCTTAACCTTTTCTAGCAGTTCTTCCCTGCTTCCAATGTAACGTGAGTGCTTCAAAGCAAGTGGAATATCCTTTTCTGGATACCCTGCTTTACGGAGTTGGGCTTCATAGTCGTCTTGCAATGGTGCAGGAAAACCATAGGCCCAACCTGTAGGGGGATCAACAAGCAGTGTCAATAGAAGTTATCCTTCCACTTGATAGGTTTGATTTGCTTAGTGAAGTGTTTGATTAGTTTAGACGCATCATCGAAGGTTTGGAAGATCAGTTGTCCAGTATCAAGAACACCCCGATCATCCATGATTGTAGCATAGACTACAAACCCTTCGTTATATGGAAACCCAAAACCATCTTCTTCATGGTCCCAATCAGGGATTTCAGATGAATGGATTGGACCTCGAAGTACGTTTATGATCTTAGCCATTCTTCTGGTATTTCCTTATCTGCATAGATGAAACCATTCTTAGTACACCAATCAGCGTAGGAAGTCTTAGAACCTTTGCTAATCTTAGTCTTAGAATTAGAGAAGACAAACCTAATGTCAAGGTCAGGCCGTTGTTTCTGGATTAGAAGATGCTTCTTTCTATCAGGTAAGGTAAAGCGCCCCTTTGTTTCAACAATAATCCCATTTGGAAGCACAAAGTCCGGTGTGTACTTATGAACACTTTCAGGAACGACATATTGGATTTTTGTCGTTTCATATTCATAAGCAACACCAGCCTCAGTCAGTTGCTTGGCAATCTTATCTTCTAGTCCAGAACGGAAACCTAGTTTTTTGTCGGTTCCCAAATTTGTTTTTCTTGATACCCTAGCAACCACAACAGGTCTTCCTTAGTTAACACTACACAATCTTCAAAACACCCATTAACAGTCAAGTTTATGTTAATGTGCCTAGTTTCATCACCACGAAAAGATAAAGTAACACGCTCTGTATTTAACCTATAGGTGGACACCAGAGTTCTCCTTCATACCTTCTTAGCCAAAGCAACCTACCATTCATTACAGCGCGTTCATAATCTCCCTCATAGGCATCAAGACAACGTTGCCACAATTCCAACTCAGTTGTTGCCCCTTCAAGGATTTTGTAAGCCTTTACAGGACCAACCTTGTACAACCCATGAATATTGTCAACCTTGTCTCCTGTCAGCAGTTGTTGATAGAAGAACTTGAGGCCATTCCAATAGTCAATCCTGTCAAACTCTTTCTTTACAGGGTTGTAGAGGATACACGGGACTTGTCGGAAGTCTTTGTCAATCGAAACAATGATAGCATCAGGATAATGCTTTGTGGCATTAATAGCAATGGCATCATCTGCTTCTTCTCCCTCAGTGACTACAGCGTTGTATTCTTCAACGATATAATCTCTAGCGAAATTGATTAGTACAGGCTTCTCTGTGGGACGTTGTGCCTTGTAGTCTTTGGCAACATCATAACGGAAGTTATTCTTTCCGGTCAAGAATGACTGATACTTTAGATCATTGCCAAACTC